TGAATCAAGTTGAAGTAGATTTTGAAATGCTAAAAGAAAGCACATTCGTACAAGGCGATATAGCTGTTCTGTTTGAAAAAGTGCAGAAATTAGAAATAACTAATGACACTAATCAATATGTTCAAATCGAAAAATGGGAATGGGACGATATCAAGAGTCAAATTACTCGTCTTGAAACACAACTTATAGACCAAGACCAAGACTTAAATGTAGTTAGAGAAATACAAACTAGACTTGCGTGGATAGAAGCGAACTGTTGTAGATAATGCAGAAGGGACTAAGAATAAAATGAAAGACTTATTGATGAAAGATAAAGTAATACTTACTTGTACTATTGGATTATTTGTTTTACTAGGTGTCATAGTTGTAGGAGATTTCTACATATCCCTAAAAGAAAATAAAGGTCCAGATGCAAGTGTTATTGAATTACTACAAATGTCTATTACAGGAATAGTAGGTATTGTCGCAGGTTATATATCTGGTGACAAAAAGAAAAAAGACTGCGACTGTTAATATGACATCTTCTATGACGACAGTTCAAAAAATAAAAATAATACTTGCAAGAATGATTGCAGTATTTGTTGCTAATGGACTAGCAGTTATAGGTGCAGGAAGCCTTATAGGGGTTGACATTGTAAGTTCAATATTATTAGCTGGTTCTTTAGGAGTTATAAAAGTAGCTGAAGCTTTAGCTAGAGCATATATAGATGATGGAAAAATAACTCTTGAAGAAATTAACGATAGTTTTGCTATAATGGAGAAGAAGAGAAAATAATATGTGTTTAGTAAAAACTAACAATAAAGGTACAACAGTACAAATCTGTAACCATAAATATGGTTCAGAATTTTGTGATGAGTGGAAGGAAATCTAATGACAGATCACAAAAACAACAGTAATGGATTTACGCAGAAAGAAATGCTAATTATGATTTTAGACGGACAAGAAAAAATAAATGAAAGAATTGATCAACTACACGAAAAGGTAAATTCAAAAGTTTCAAGAGCAGAATTAAGTGGTTGGGTTGTAGCAGTAGCTTCATTAGCTGTTTTAGTCCAAGCATTAATGTGAACTGTCCCGTCTGTCAAATATTATTAATTGAAATCCACGCTGGATTATACTGCTATAATAAAAAATGCATTGTTTATAAACAAAAAGCAATAGCTTGTTGTGAAGGAGGAGAAATTGCCGGAGAAAGCTGCCGATAAAAAAATAAGAAGAAATTTAGAACACGCTGCAGCAATGATTATGATGTGGATTCCTAAAGAAAAAAGAAATCAATATTTAAACTATTTTTATTCTCTATTCACTGATGAATAAAATATATATTGGTATTCCTGTAATACACGATCAAGAATTTTTTCATACAATAGAAAACTGTTTAGCACAAGCTGATAATCCTAGTGAAATACACTTTGGTGTTTATGCATTATGTGAAAATGAGTTTTGGGAAAAATGGTTATATGATTTTTCTTTAGAACACAATATGTCTATCTTTACTGATAATCTTAATTGGCAAAACTTAGGAATTGGTAAAGGAAGAATAAAAGCTGGTTCTATGTATCAAGGAGAAGAGTATGTTTTGTCTATTGATTCTCATACTTTATTTGGTAAACATTGGGATACTCTACTTAAAAAAGAAATAGATAAATTTAGTAATAATGTTATATTTACTGGTCTTGCAGGTCATTTTTATTCAGACGGAGAAAACAGGTCGTTTGCTCCACATCAATATAAACTAGGATATCCTAAATTTACAGGACAAAAATATAAATACGGAAATGAAGAATACTTTACAATGTATCCTGAATATATTGACATACACGAATATGATGATAACGGTGTAATGAAGTGCTTACTTTGGAATGGAAACTTTTCTTTTAGTAAAAGTAATTTTTTTGAAGATTTATCAGATTTACCAATGCACACAGAACATTGGATACAAACAGCAGAATTACTTCATAAGGGATATACATTACTAACTCCTTTATTCAATCAACCAACTGTTGCTCATCTTTATCAAGATAGAACCATACTGCATACACATAACGGGCAAAGTAGGTGGAACTACAAAGATTACTTACAACCTTATGAATTGATCAAACATCAAGAATTAGATTATATAACTATTTGGGAAGATTACAAATCAAAACACATAGATAAGGTAAAATTATTAGAGAAACACACAGGAGTTAAACTTGCCTAGATATGATTATATATGCTTAAATGAGAAATGCGAACATTTGTTCGAAATAACTCATAAAATAACTGAAGACCCAGTCATTAAGTGTCTACTTTGTGAAAGTCCAACTAAAAGAAAAATAAGCAGTAATGTTATGTTTGAAACTCCTGTAGATGTAGAATGGAACGGAGATCCTAGTGATTTAAGTGAAAAATCTTTTAAACAATATAACGAAGCTAAGAAAATAAAGTATAAATGGTAACGCGTTAGTAACGCGTTATTAACGCACCTAGAGGAGAGGAGAAGAGAGGAGATAAGATAAGATGAGAGGAGAGTATTATAATAAAAACAGTCAGTAAGAAAAGGTGTTGTATGGTAGTATGTATTTGTCGGTCTTCCACTCCGACTTCCTCCCATCAATGGCTGTCTTAGGATAGCCATATGGTAATTGAATCTCAACTATATCATCCAAAGCTTCCACCTTTACACGAAGCTCAACAAAAAGTATTTGACTCAAAAGCACGTTGGAAAATATTATGTGCTGGTAGGCGATTTGGTAAAACTAGACTTGGTGTACAAATGTGTATGGAGGTAGCACTCCGAGGTGGTCGTGCTTGGTGGGTAGCACCTACTTTTGCTATTGCTCGTGTAGGTTGGAGAGATATTGCTGCTTCAGCTGCATCATTCCCTAAAGAAATAGAACCAAATATTTCAATTGTTAATATGGAGTTTACTATGGCTAATGGTGGACAGATAGCTGTAAGATCTGCAGATAATCCACAAAGACTAAGAGGTGAAGGTTTAGATTTTATTGTTATGGATGAGGCTGCATTCGTAAAACCTGAAGTATGGCAAGAAGTATTAAGACCTACATTAACTGAAAGAAAAGGTTCTGCATTATTTATTAGTACTCCTATGGGTATGAATAATTGGTTTTATAATTTATGGGAAACTGCTGGTACTGCAGATAACTGGGAAAGGTTTAGATTTTCAACTTACGATAATCCAAGAATAGATCCTGATGAAGTAGATCAAGCTAAAACAGAAGTTGGTTCTATTGTTTTTGCTCAAGAATATATGGCTGAGTTTGTAGAAGCTGGTCAAGGAATGATTAAGCCTGAGTGGATGAAATATTGGAACTACGATGATAATGGAGACTTTGTATTAGATGGAGAAACATATTTTAAAAAAGAATGCACAATATTTTTAGCGACAGACATTGCTACTTCAGTAGAAGAAGATGCTGACTATACTGCTATAATAGCTGTTGCTTTGACCAAAGATAATAAGATGATTGTTCTTGATTGTTTAAGACAAAGATTTGAAGGACCAGATATTTTAAGTGCAATTAAAAGAATGATTGATAAACATTCTGCTGGTTGGGTTACTATGGAACGTCAAGGTTTTCAACTTTCTTTAATACAAATGGCAAAACGTCAAGGAATGCGTGTTAAAGAAGTTAAACCTGATAAGGACAAAGTTGCACGAGCATTGACACTTAGTGCTAGAATGGAAGCTGGAGATGTCTATTTTAAGGGAGACGCTCCTTGGCTTGATGATATGGAAAGAGAATTATTTACTTTCCCTGTTGGAGCACACGATGATATGGTTGATGCGCTTGGATACGGTGTCCTGAACTTGAATGAGCGTAGGCAATGGAATGCTTATTAGTTTAGGAGATATAATTGGCTGAAGAATTAAACGCGTTTCAAAGATTTACGAAACGTTTTACCCCAAGTGGGAGACAAGAATTAAAAAGATTAAATTTTAATCAATCACTAGCCTCAGCGCTGGATAGATCTGTATACGGATACAATACACAATCAGGATACTTTCCTTCTGACAAATTAGAAGACATTGGTAATGGTTCTGGTAACTCCGCAGTTGCTGCCTGTCTTTCTGTTTTAGCTACAGCTTTTGCTGAACCAAAATTAAATGTATTTAAAGAAGATGAAGTTGGACAAGATATAGTTCTTGCTAAACACCCTGTTTCAAAATTATTTAAAAGACCAAATCCTTTTATGTCTGGTGCAATACTTTCACATTATTTAGTATCAGCTATCAGCGTAGAAGGAGATGCTTACCTTTTTAAAAATAGAAACAAGAAAGGACAAGTTGTACAATTAGTTCCTCTTATGCCTAATTTTATAAAACCAAAAGGTGATCAACAAAGATTAATTACAAGATATGAATACACACCTACTACAGATACTGTCGATATAGATCCTAAAGATATGATTCATATCAGAACAGGAATTGATCCTAACGATCACAGAAAAGGATATGCTCCAATTAAAACAGTTCTTAGAGAAATATTAGGAGATGAAGCAGCAGGTCAATATTCTACAGCCTTGCTTCATAATATGGCAATACCGGGTGTAATACTTTCTCCTTCATCAGATGCTATGGGTGGTCCAACAAGAGAAGAAGCAGAAGCAATATCAGAGATGTATAAATCTAAATTTGGTGGTGCTAATAGAGGTATGCCTATGGTTCTTACTGGAGCTATGAATATAGACGTAGTATCTTTTAGTCCTAGTGATATGAACTTAATTGAACTAAGAAGATTACCTGAAGAAAGAGTTGCAGCTGTTATGGGTGTCCCAGCAGTGCTCGCCGGTCTCGGGGCTGGATTGAATTCAGCGACCTACAACAATACTAGAGAATTAAGAGAATATTTTACTGAGCAAAAACTTGTTCCTTTGTGGAGAACAGTTGCAGAAGAATTAACTTATCAGCTACTTCCTGAGTTTGATGAAGATGACAATGTTTATTGTAAATATAATGTTGAAGATGTAAGAGCATTATCACAAGATCAAGATGAGCTTTACAAAAGAATGAACACTGCTGTTTCAGGTGGGTGGGCAACAATTGGTGAAGCTAGAAATGCAGTTGGTTTAGCCGCAGATGATTCTCACAATGTTTACCTAAGACCAATGAATATGCAACAAGTTGATGCAACTGGTAAACCTGCTCAAGAAGATGCAGAAGATCAATCAATACCTGTTGGTGAAGATGATCCATTAGAAATACCTGCTGCAACAATTGATCAAACATTTGTAACTCAAGAAGAATTAGAAAAGAAAGATGTAATGGACACAGGTGATGGTGCACCTGAATCTACAAGACAAACGATCAAACCAACTCCTTCTAGGAATATGTGGATGTATGATACGATAGAAGCGGCAGAACGCAGGGCTAAAGAAATAGGTTGTGAAGGTTATCACGAACATACTATTGAAGGTATGACTTATTATATGCCTTGTAGTTCACACGAATCCTTTGAAAGAACCAAAAAACATTGGATAAATAGAGCAATAGAAGAATTAAAAGTAAGTTTAGAAGAAGCAGAAGCAATGTTTGAGAGAGGTGATAAATTGAATAGTCCAGAAGAAAAAGCTCCAGCAGCTTTTATGAGAAATACTTTTACCACTCCTGAAGAAGCTATAGCTAGAGCACAGGAATTAGGTTGTGATGGATATCACGAAGTAGATAGAGGACCTGCTGGTAAATTTTATATGCCTTGTTCAAGTGAAGAAGATTACAATAAATTAATTGTTAAAGCTAAAGACGATACTAACTTTCCAAGTCCGGGTATGAATCAAGCAGTTAGAATTTCAAATTCAAAGTATAAACAATTCCCATACGGTTACGCAAAAGATCTAAAAGAGAATTGGGGAGAGATTTGGAGAATGGCTGGCAATGGTGGTAATCCTCCAACATCATTTACTGGTAATGATGCTTTTAGAAATTGGACTAAGTATCAATCAGGTGATAGAAGTGAATCTGTTCTTAACTGGGTAAGAAGAAGAGAACGCTATATGGGTAGACATCAAAATGATAAAAGATTGAACGGTGTTATTGCTGCTATCAAATGGGGTGGAGTTCTTAACATAGGTGTTCCAGCTATGAAAGCTGTTATTAACGAAAGAAAAAAACTTGTTAGAGAACGTAGAAAAAAAGCTGCTGAACTAGAAGCAGAAATGGTAATGAAAGCTATCTCTCCTAGAATAAGAAAAATTTTAAGACAGAAAGCTGCTGATCATAATTCAAGTAGTGCTAAATATAAAACTTCTGCAGGTACTTTAGGTAAAGTATTTAACAGAGGCGTTGGTGCTTATAGAACAAATCCGGGTTCAGTTAGGGGTAATGTTTCAGGTGCTGACCAGTGGGCGTTAGCCAGAGTTAACGGCTTTTTGTACGCACTAAGAAATGGTAAATTTAAAAGAAAACCATACGATACAGACCTACTTCCATCAGGACATCCTAACTCTAGTAAAAGTATGACTAAAGCAGAATCTGTTAGAACAGGTCAATCTGTATCTTGGAGTATAGATAAAAGTCCACAGCCACCATCAACAGTTCACGGTGTAGTTGTATCTGTAAATAACACAGATAAAGAAGCTACTATGCAAGTCTGGCAAATCTTGGAAGACGGTTCACATAAGAGAACAGACAGAAGAGTAACAATGCCTATTTCAAGTCTAAGAATCATATCTGACATAACTAAATAAATCTATTAAAAGTAGTCGTTGAGAATTAAGGTCTACTGATAAACTTATATATGAAATTGGCAATTTTATTTATTTAGGAGTTTAAGTGTCAGATAATTTTGATATTAAGTCAATCGACTTAGAAATAAAGAATGACGAAAAAGGCGAAGTCGCTGCGGTCTTTTCGGTATTCGATAAAGTAGATTCAGATGGCGACATTGTAAAAGCAGGTTCTATCAAATCAGGTTTTAAATCAGGAGATGTGCCTATGGTATGGGCTCACAAATGGGATATGCCAATTGGTAAAGGTCAAATAGAACAAGACGATGATAAAGCGACATTCAAAGGTCAGTTCTTTATGGATACAGAATCAGGAAGAGAAGCTTATAACTTAGTAAAGGCTATGGGTGAATTACAACAATGGTCTTTCGGTTTTAAAGTTGATGATTCTGAATACGGTAAATTTAAAAAAGACGGTTCTGATGAAGAAGAAGATGTTAGATTTCTTAAAGGTCTAACTGTCTACGAAGTATCACCAGTTCTTGTTGGAGCAAATCAAGAAACATACACAATGGCTATTAAATCTAATACTCAGTTGTTAGAAGAACTTTCAGAAGAAAAAGCTGTTATGACTACAGAAAGTATGAATCAACCAGAACCTGAAGAAAAACCAGAAGAGGTTGAAGAAGCTCCTGTTGAGGAAGCTCCAGCAGAAGATCCTGAAGCAGAAGAGATTGCTAAAGAAACTGCTGAGGAAGAAGAAAAAGAATTAAAAGTTTCAGAAGAAGTCAATAAGACTTTTTCTGAAGAGGTCAAAGATGTGCTTGCTGCATTAGAGAACCTTATAACAAGGGCGAAAGCAATTTCGTCCCTCCGTGAAAAAGACGGTAGAAAATTAGGCGAAAAAGCTACTGAAGCACTTCGCGCAGTTCAGGACGATCTCAGCGATGCTTGGGCTGAATTAGACTCATTTGTCGATGAGTTCGGTGCGGAAGAAGTTTCAGAGTCAGAAGTAGAAGAGCAACCAACTGGTGACGTAGACGTTGATGAGAATACGGTAGTTAACGAATACGACAACGATGTCTCTGACATCGATTCCGAGGAAGAAGAAACTGAAGAGATTCCTGTCTCAGAAGTTACCGAAGAACCAGAGGATAACAGCGAATCAGCTGACGAAGATTTTGACGCTGAATGGGTCGAAGGTCAAAGGCTTATAGCCGAGACTGTAGACATTGAAGTATAAGTAATAGTTATCATAGGAGATAATAGTGAGTAAAGTTGACAATCTTAAAGAACAGATTGTAAAATCGCGTGAAGAGCTTAAAAATATCTTCGATGGCGCAGACGAAAACGGCAAATATACTGCTGATCAAAAAGAAAGCATTGCAAAAGCTAATGCTGACTTAGCAGGTATGGTCGAAGATCTCAAAATCGAAGAATCTAAAGCAGCTAACGCAAAAGCTCTCGAAATAGATAATGAACCTGTAAATGAAATGCCTGTTCCACAAGTTGAAGAAGCTAAAGCTTTTAAAACAATTGGAGAACAACTTACTGATTCAGATGCATATAATGCATACAAGAATCAAGGAGTTAAAGGTGTGGATTCTAAAGGTGAATTTTCACCATACGAGTACAAAACAACTTTAAACACAACTGGTTATCCGCCAGAGTCTCTCAGAACTCCGGGCATTTTAGAAACTGCTCTTAGAGATCCAGATAGTGTTATTGGATTATTCGATCAAATCGAAACAAACCAAAATGCATATGTCTATCTCGAAGAAACCACTTTCACAAACAATGCTGGATCAGTTGCTGAAGCTGCTGACATTAGTACATCTAATGAAGGTGCATTAGCATTCACTGAGAGAACAGAGTCCATCAGAAAAATGGCAACATTCTTGCCAGTCACTGATGAATTACTAGCAGATGTAGCAGGTGTTCAAGGTTATGTAAACTCACGTCTCTCAACAATGATGAAGCTTAATATGGACAATCAACTTATTAATGGTGATGGTTCTGCTCCAAACCTAACAGGTATATTAAATAAATCCGGAATCAATACATTTGATTACGCTTTACCATATGCTGGTGAATTAGGAAGACTTGGACAAATTTACCAAGCCATTACAGAAATTAGAAAAGATGCCTTCACAGAAGCAGACGCTATTGTGATGCATCCTTCAGATTGGTATCAAATCGTAACATCCGTATCTGACGTAACAACATCCGGTTCTAAGAACCCATTGTTTGTCGTTGCAGGTGGATTTGGTGCTGATGCTGCTCCAAGAGTTTGGGGTCTAAAAGTTGTTCCATCAACTGTTATTGCTGAAGGTACCGCATTAGTCGGTAAATTCGGTGGTGGCGAAGCTGCACACGTTGTTATGAGACAAGGTGTTGACCTAGCAGTATCCGATAGTCATAGTGACTTCTTTGCGAAGAATCAATTGGCAATCAGGCTTACAATGAGACTAGGTTTCCCTATTTACAGAGCTGAAAGTTTCTGTTCTATAACAAACTTCTAAAGTTTGTAAATAGTGTATAGTCAAAGCGGTAGATTTATCTACCGCTTTACTATTTAAGAATTGAGTAGATGAGGTAATATATAATTATGTTCGTAGTAGTAGAAAAAAATATTTGGAAGCTAGAAGATGGAACAATCTGGGAAGGTAATCTTGCCGATGCACCATCAGGTAACGCTGCAATTGTAGCCAAAGCTGGAAGAGAGTATCCTGAAGCTTGGTTAAAAGAGCAAGGTTGGGGTAAAAAAGAAAAAGCTCCTGCTAAAAAGAAAGCTGCACCTAAAAAAGCTGCCGAATCAAAAGAAATAGAAAATAAGGCTGTCAAGCCAAAAGATACTGAAGACAAGTAAGGAGTCCTAAATGGCTCTATGTAGCGTATCTGATGTAGAATCAATGGTTCAAATTGATTATTCATCTGCTTTAGAAACAGATATAACTAATGTCTTTATACCATATGTTGATTCAGCTATTAAAAGATTTTTAGGATATGATCCTGAATACAATTCATCAATAGTTGAAAAATTTGATGGTAGAGAAAAAACTCATTTATTTTTAAAAGTAGTTCCTGTAGTTTCTATGACTTCTGTAGTTGAAGATGGTTTTACATTAGAAGAAGGAAACGACAAAGATTATGTAGCTTATTTAGAAGAAGGATTTTTAGTCAAAACAGGTAAATCAAGATGGTCAGATGCAAGAATGCAAAACGTTATAGTTACTTATGCAGCTGGTTTCCAAACAATTCCTGATACAATTAGATATACTTCTGCTAGAGCTGTAGCAAGATTAATAAATAGCACTTTACAACTTTCTTCTTTACAACCTAAAGCAGAAATAACTTCACATAAATCAGATGATACAAACAATGACGGTAATTTTTATTCAGTACAAAGTGAATCAGTAGGAGATTTAAGTTTGAGTTATGGAGAACCTATGGGAACATCTTTAGGACCTGCTTTGTCTGCATTTGATATAACAACATTAATGCCATATAAAAGGATATTTTTCGAGTAAAACTAGTTAGGAGGAATAATGCCAAATAGAATAGCACCAACAGTAGAAGAAGCTAGAGAATTATTTTTATCAGAACCACATAAAAAGTTATCTCTATGGGCTGAAGAATGGGGAGTGTCTGATGAAAGAGTTAGACAATTAAGAGAACAAGCAGGTGTTGCACCTAGGTCAGCTTACAATTCTGAAATAGCTGAAATTGTTTTAAGTAGAATTGCAGAAGGGAAAGGTTCTTTAACAACAACAAAAACATATGAAGAACTTCCAATAGGTTATGAAAGATTTAAAGCTTGGATGAAAGAGATGCCTGAACTTGTTGAAAAAGTAGAAGAAGCTAAGGCTAAAGCAGAAAAGCTTTCTTGGAATCCTAATTGGAAAAAATGTTTAGAATGTCAAGAAGAAAAAGATGTAAATGAATTTGAAAAATCTCAAAAATATAAAAGTGGATACACTCAATACTGTAAAGAATGTTTAGTGGGTCTTAGAGAAGCTACTAAGCAATATAAAGAGACCATAAAGTCTGATGAAAATAGTAAAGTATGTTTAGTTTGTGCAAAAGAAAAATCATTAGATAAATATGCTAAATCTAAAAAAGATAGAAATAAAAGAGAATCAATTTGTATGCTTTGTCATCGAAAAGCAAATCGTGAAAAAGAGTTGTAATAAAATAAACTTTCTGTCTATAATGTAATTGGTTATAAATGATCTTAAGGATTTAACCAATCCTTTCTAGAACATAAGTAGCCTCCTTAATTGATTGCGAGAAGCTGGGTGTAAAAACCCAGCTTTTTGTATTTATGAGGTAAAATATTGTATGGCAGATGAACGAATGACTAAGCTCAGGCTTATGGCATTTATGAGAGCTAATAATCAATGTGAATGGGCTGAATGCACTAAAACATCTCAATTACAGTTAGCTCACATACACGGCAAAGGAATGGGTGGTAATGAAAAAAGAAAATATGATCCAGAAAATGTTGCAGTGTTATGTATGTATCATCACGACATTTATGATGGTAGACAGTATAAGAATAGTAAGTACGAACTTAGGATGTTGCTTACAGCATATTTAAAGGGAAAGTGGAATGAATCAGGAAGAGAAGATACAGGAAGTAATTAGATATATACAGGATGCTAATCCTGAAGCAGAAATGCTTGAAGGACACGATAATGCAATATTAGGTATAGCATCAGTTCCTAATTTAGGTGAATGTGTTGCTTACTCTCAAGGAATAATTGTAAATAACTTATTTAATGAATACATATCAGATAAAAGTATTGATTGGGAAGATGAAGAAGAGGTTGGTATGACTAAAGATGACCAAGCTTGGCAAATGGCTTTAGATTTTTTCGGTCATAGTATATATTCGGTATCGTATGGAGAATTTGGACCTATCTTTGTAGACGATTTCTTTTAATCAATAGAGGTCATATTGTATGATTAGTATATGGCTCTCAACACAAATTTATTAATAGATCAAGTAAACGTAGAAAGAATAACTAGTTCTGGAGTTGATGACAGAGGTAACCCATCTGACACTTGGGCAACGCAATACACTAATGCAAATTGTAGATTAATTAAAAATGGTAGCGTTGAAGATAGAGATGGAAGAAATACAATTATTGAAGGCATTACTATATATTTTGATGACAACGTAAGCATAAAAGCAAATGATAGAATTAAAGATGGAAGTAAATATTATGAAATTACAGGCATTACAACACAAAGGGATGCAAAGGGAGAAGACTGTTATACAGTAGCATCTTGCTTATATAGAGAGTAACTTATAGTGGTTACTGGATCAGGTAGACCTAGAGACGCAGGCGTTCAAAACGCTAAACATAAAGGTGAGCCATTTAAAAGTAAAAAAGGCAAACCCGGTGGTAAAGCAGTCAACAGATTAACAAGTGTTGGTTATAGTGTATTAAGTAAATTTAGAGATGTAGCTGCAACATTACCTACTACTAAAGCTATTATGAATCCACTTTCTAACTCTTTAGCCGGTGGTCTTAAAAGCATTAGAAACATTCAAGCTTTTAGGCAAGGACCAGCTGCTGTTGGACGAAGAATACCAAGGTCTATCGGTGGTAGAATGGTTGGTCAAGCATCTAATGCAATGATACGTAGCATACTTCCTGATAATATTGCTGGTCGTTACGTAGGAAGTCGTTACTTACAACCACTTGCACAAAAAGGATTACACAAAGTAACTTCTGCAATGTTTAAAAGAAATGGTCCAAAGACCACAGCTAAATTTTATAAAGCTATGACTGGTGCTGGAAACTTAAAACAGTTTGGAGATATGCTTCAAGGAGTTGTAGCTATGGGTCTTCAAGTGTCAATACCTAGAACTAAATTTTCAGAAAAAAGACCGGGTGTAGGTGTGATAAATTATCCAGCAAATAACCTAGCTGAATCTGTGTGGTTAATGGACCCTGTTTATAAGCCAGATCCTTACACTGCTGCACTTTGGGAAATAAGAATTGGTGGAGCAACTGCTACTTCTACAACTGCAGACAAAGCTCCTTATGCAATGATTGCAAACTTCGGAGGTTTAATGTTCAATCCTAAAAATCCAAAAAAACCAAAACCTTTACCTCCTTCTTATTTTGCCGAAAGATCCTTACAGTTTGCTAGTAGATACGCAAAGATAGGTGTAAAAGGTTTAGCTAAATTTTATTTAGACGAAGAAGGTAGAAAAAAAGCAAAAGCAGCAGGTAAAAAAATAGATAAAAACAATATGGCAAATCTTGTAAAAGTTGTTTCTAGTGAAAGAGCAGATGCTCTACGTTATATGTGGTTGACTAAAGATGGAGAAGTTTGGCAAAAACAATTTGAAAAGAAAACAAAACGTGGAAAAGCTAAAAAACGTAGTGAAGAACATTTAAATTACAAAGGTGGTAAAAATCCATATCAATCAAATCCAAACTGGCAAAATGTTCAAGGTGCAGAAGTTGATGACTTTATGTTTAATTACTTTAGTGCAACAGGTAAAGAAGTTCCAGATTGGATGAAAGGTGGTTTAGATTTAGATGCAATAGAAGAAGGTGCTAAACAAACTATGTTGATATTGCAAGGTGAAAGAAAAGCTAAAGTTAGAAAATCAGTATATGACGATAAAACAAAAAAATATAAAAAAGGTGAAATTACAGAAGTTAGTGCAGGTGCTCTAACAGGCTTTGAAGGTTTAGTTCCTATTTATGCTCCTGTTCAAAAATTAAAAGCTAAAGGTAGAGGTAAAGCTAGAAAATATACTGCTGGTGGTAATAGATATAAAGATGACATACTTATGCCTCCCACTGCTGTAATTAATAAAAAATTCAATATGACTGTTGGTGCTGTAGATCTTAGTAAATCAAGCACAGTTGCTTTTGAAGTTCAAGTAGGTGGTAAAGCTGTAAAGATGAATGCAAAGCAGACTATTGAATATGCACAAAAAGAAGGTGCTGTAAAAATTATAAAAAGAAAAGGTAAAGTAGAACTAGAAGTTGTAGATTTTGATAAATTTGTAAAAATATTTGGAGTAGAAGTTGTAAACCCAACAGCTGCTGCTTCTGTTGGTGCTCGAAAAGGTAAAATTCAAATATCTTCAGCAGAAGAAAGAAGAAGAACTGCTGGTAAGCATTACGTCAACGAACTACGCAAAAATCCACAATATGCAAAAATATTAGAAGGTGAGCAAACAAAAATTATGAGTGCAATTGCTGATGATTTAAATATTAAGTTTTCAAATATGAGTGGTCGCAAAAAAATTCAAACAGGAACAAAAACAGTTACTTATCAAAGAAAAGTTAAGGGTAAGAGAAAAAAGAAAACAGTTAGTTATGAAAGATCAGTTTATGAAAGAAGACACGTTGCTTATGATCCTACTACAGGTCAATTTAAACTTCCTCTTCTACAAGCAGAGTTAAATAATGTAAAGCAAGAAATTATTAGACTTGAAAGCATTGTCACTACAAGTAATAAAAGACTTGGAGAATTAAGTACATTAGGAACTACAAAAACAGAATTATTAGCACAATTAGAAGCTAAAAATGTATATACAGGTGAAAAGTTTTTAGCTGAAATCAGAAGAGTTGAAGGTAAAAAATCTTATGATGATTTCCTTAAAACTACAGATGGTGCTCTTATATCCCAAAGTGCAGGTGATTACTTTGTAACAGGAGTACAGGTTAGAGGTGGTTCAATATCTTATGAAGGCGCTACAACAATGTATGCAGGACAAACCAGAAGAGACATAAGCCAGATAGGTAGAGGAAGTGGAGCTGATTTTGTTGATGAAATTAAAGCAGTTAAGAAATCAATAAAAGTAGCTAAAGAAGACATAAAAATATTAAGAAAAAGAAGAGATTCTATTCAAGGAAGAATAAACAGAAGAACTGACAAACTTGGAGGTATGGGTGTAGGTCCGGGAACAAATGCAAGAAACATAGGAACAACTAATTATTTACTAGCGGAACAAAGAGCAGTTGCAAAAGCAACTTCTGCAGGAATTGAAGGATATACTGGTCCTAAATTAATTCACGGTGGATTTGGTGGAGTTAAAGGAAGTGAAAACAGATTTTTAACAGCGTCACATTTTAAAGGATTAGGTGGGTCTGAACAAGCAGCAATTATTACTCGTAATATGCCAACAACAGCTCAATCTTATTTAGCTTACAACTATTCAGGAGCAGGGTTAACTAATCCTATGACAGCATTAACAAATACACCATCAAAAAATTTAACTGAAGTAGTTTTTACTTTTAAGAAAGGAACTAAATCTAGAGATCAAGCTGATAAATTAGGAATATTTAATTATGAAATGAATTTAAAAAGAACAAGCCCTACTGGTGCACCGGGTGCAACATTCAAAAAAGTAAAACCAAAAGTTGAAAGAAATGGTAATAATATCACATTGGCGTTTAGAGATCCAGAAATGCCAACAAGAGCTATTTACTTATATCAAAATGTTGGAAGAAAAGGTCAAGTAAAATCTTCCCCTAGAGTAGAATTTGGTCACCCTAGTGGTGCTGGTAGAACAAGAGAAATATTTAAATATAGCAGTACTTCTGGTAGAAGAAACATATTTGAGACTCAACAAGGTGCAGGAGATGGAATAGTTAGGTATAGTCAAGAATTTATGTCAGGAGTTGCAAATGCAGGTAAAGAACAAGCTCAAAATATGATAACTAATGCAATTATGGCTAGAGCTATGTTTAACAAAGAAGAAGGTGAAACAGTAAGAAGAGTTACAACTGAAAGAGCAGGCGTTTACGCTATTAATGATGATGGATTGGGACCAAATCTATCAACTAGAGGGTATATAATAAGATTTGAAGAAAGATAATAAATGGTAAGTAATATACAAAAATCAGCACCAGATGCAGAAATAGTATTTAGAGCTTGGTGTTTAGACAGAACAGCTATAACAAGTTTATGTTCTACAAGAATAGCAACTAGATTACCTAGAAATGCAGAGTTACCTTTTCTTACTTATTTTAGAGCTGGAGGAACTCCAGTATTTCCTCGAAGTGAAGTTTTGATTGAAGAAGCTATATTCCCAGTTAGCTGTTACGCAGGTAGATGGGGAGAATCTGGAACAACAGCACAAGCTGATTATGCAGGTGCATATTCGCTAGCTGCAGCTGTTCAAGAAGCAGCTTTTAATGAATCAAACGACCCAATAACCTTGTCAGATGGATCAAAAGCCTTAATTTATGGTTTTGAAATCTACGATGGAATTTCTAGAATAGAGGAGACAGAAACAGGGTTGGGGTTGTATACTATAACTGTAGGAATGACATATAGGTATGACGAATGAAAAAAGTTAGTGTAAATCCAATGATGAGTTTCACCCAAGCGTGGTGGGAAATCAATGGTGTACAAACTCTTATTAAGAAGGATTCTTGGGTAGAAGTCTCAGAATCTACTTGGAAGGATATGAAAAAGCATATGAAGCCAATGAGTGAAAATATGCAAGGACAAGTTTTCATTGCTGAAGATGAGTCCATTGATTCTAAACAAGTAGTTGAGCGCTTTGACATCTCTGACAAAGTAGAAGTCAAAGAAGTCGTGGAAGAAGACTCTTCTGAAGAATGGTATTCTGAAGAAGAATAGGTAATTGACGTAAGTCAATTGTCGCGACAATTGAAGTATAAGTATATAGTAGGAGAGTAATATGCCAGCTACAAGCGGTTCAATATCTGAAGTATTGATTGGTACTGGTGTCCTTTACATTAAGGACAGAACAACTTCTTCATTAGCATTTCCGGGAGATGATTCCGGTACTGCAGGAGCTTGGGAATCCCCAACAGCAATGTCTGTTGCTTGGGAAGAAGTAGGCTATTCTGAAGATGGTTGGACTCTTGAAATGGATAAAACTTTTGAAGACATTATGGTGGCTGAAGAAGTTGATCCAATTAAAACAATTAAAACTGCTCAAGAAGTTAGATTAACAGGTGAACTTTCACAAGCTTCACACGCAAAGTTAATCATTGCTCTTGGCGGTGGAGCGTCTACATCCGATGTAATCGGAAGTGGTGCAAATGGTGCTGCTGGAACAAGTGCTACAGGTTATGATACCTTAGTACCTCCAACATCATCCTCATTCAATGAGTATGCATTACTCTTAGTTGCTGACGGTCCAAAAGGCACTAACGGAGTTGCAACAAGACACGTTAGAATCCCACGTGCTGTAAACGTAGGTTCTTTCTCAATGCAACACGCTAAAGCCCCACAAAAAGTTGTTTTAGCAACAGAGTTCAAGATATTAGTACCTGACTCAACATTAAATGTTGGTTCAGATAGCAATGGTTATAGCTACCTATTCGACATCGTTGATAACACCAACAGTGCCGGAGCCGGTGGTTCTTATAACCCATAATATTAGATAGGAGAATAAAGAAGTATGAGTGATAAGGCAAGATTTATGGATTTTGACGCTGCGGTAGAAGAGTCTGACAACAAATCTATCGAAGTCAAAATAGCGGGTAAGAATTATGAGTTCCCACCTGAGCTACCTGCAAAGGTAGTATTGTCTCAGTTGAGATTTATGGATGACACTGGTCAACTGTCCGCAGCTCAAATTCCTGATTGGTTAGCTACTATCGTAGGTAAAGATAATTTAGATGAGATGTTAGAAAATGGAGCATCTTGGGAGCAACTACAAGCTTTGTTAAATTACTTACTAAAAGAATACGGTATAGCTGCAAATGTAGAAGCGGTTGATGAAACTGCTGAAATAGGAGATGACGAAGAAGCCCCAAAATAAATTTCACCCCAATCGAAATGGTTGAACGTTGGGGTGCAATAGAGGCAGATTTTCATCGACATTATCAAATACATCAGCCACTTCAAATAGGCTATAGAAAGTTTATTAGATTACTTTCTAATTTACCTTTTGATAAGTCTAGTTTTTACTTACCAATGTATCGTGCTGCTCAAGAAGGTCAAGATTACACATCTAATCCAGAAGAGATAGATAGAAGATATTATAAACGACAACTAGATAAAGTTAGAGGTCGTGAAGGTAAGCAAAGAAAGCAAATAAGTTTAGAACAGTTTATGAAAGAGACACATAATGGCTAAAGCCTCATCAACGTTATCACCAGAAATGTTATTGACACTTGGTGTGTCAATGCAGATGGTCGATAATGATGCATTCTTACAAGATGTTAATAAACAGAATGCACAATTGCAAAAAGCAACTCAAGGTATTTCTATAGCTGCTAATACAGCTTTAGCCACAGCAGCTGCATCTTTTGCAGGTGTAGCTTTAGCTACAGTTGGTGGAATAAGAAGTCTTATTGCATTTGAAGATGCATTTGCCGGTATCAAGAAAACTGTAGACGCAGATGCTGAAACTATAAAGAAATTAGAAACAGAAGTTAGATCATTAGCTACAACTCTTCCTGTCGCTGCAACAGAATTAGCAAGAGTTGGTGAACTTGGTGGTCAGTTAGGTATTAAAGCTGGAAACTTAATTACATTTATTGAAACTGTTACAAAACTATCTGTAGCAACTGTATTAAGTACAGAAAACGCTGCATTAGCATTAGCTAGGTTAGGAGCTATTGCTAATATACCTGAAGCACAATTAGATGATTTTTTTGAAAGAACAGCTTCTTCTTTAGTAGATTTAGGTAACAACTTTGCTGCGACTGAAGATGAAATCATAACAACTGTTTTACGTATTGCAACTGCTGCAGAACAAACAGGTGCATCTACACAAGACGCTTTAGCATTTGCTACCGCACTTCAAGCTATTGGTGTTCCATCACAAGCTGGTGGTACTGCTGTATCTCGTGTGTTCCAAGAAATTCAAAGAGCTATTCAATCTGGTGGTGAACAGTTACAACTATTTGCTGAAATATCTGGAATGACAGTGACAGAGTTTAGTAGGTCTTTCGGTGAAGATGCAGCTATGACTGTTGTAAGATTCATTGAAGGATTAGGAGATGCTGAAAATGTAGTACAAAATGTTCAGAATGTTCTACAAAAATTAAACTTATCACAGAGAAGAACTCAGTTAGCTATTGGAGGTCTTGCTGAAGCTAGAGGATTGTTATTAGATACATTAATGACAGCTAGAAATGCATACGAAGCAAATATAGCTTTAGAAATAGAAGCAGCTAAAAAATTCAATACTACGGCTCAACAAATTCAGCTACTTAAAAACCAATATAAAGAATTTTCTATGGAACTTGGTGAAAGATTTTTACCTACATTAAGACAAGTAATATTTTCAGTTCAATCTATGGTAAATGCATTAGATCCAGAAAAAGCTATGGGTATGGGTAGGTTTATGTTCTTTATTGCTTCAGCTATGGTTGGTGTCAAAGTATTGACAAAAGTATTACTAAATGCTGCTAGAAGTGGAACATTGTTTGCTGGAGTTATGGCTACAATTCAAGCCGTAATGTCATCGGGAGCTTTAGCTATTGGATTGTTTGTAGCAGGAGTAGCAGCTACAGTCGCAGCTTTTGCAAAAATTGGTAGCTTAATAAGAGATGTAAATAGAAATAAAGATACTTTATCTTTAGCTAGTTTATTAGGAGATTCTTCAGACTTTGGAACTGGACCTTTAAAAGCTATGGATTTTGTAACAGATGCTATAAAAATTAGAAAAGAAAAATTTGAAGAAGCAACTTCAATACCATTTGATTTATTTAGACTTGAAGATGGAAGCATTATGACTAACGCAGAAGCAATAGCTGATGTATTTGTAACAGCAGGAAAAAATGCTCCAACAGAAAATGAATTAAAAAATTATATAACTCTTTTTGAAGGAATAGCAGGATTAGAATTAGACAAAACTAATTTAGCAAACAACATAGAAGAAATATTTCAAGGTCAAATAGAAAAAGCTAAAGCAGGCGATGGTGGTTTCAATAGATTAGTACAAGAAGTATTTGGTGATAATGCTGATTTACTTCCTCAAGGTTTCAGAATGTCTGCAGAACAATTCGTTAGAGATATTTTGTTAAATGGTGTTGATCCAGTTATAGCTGCTTCAGAGTTTCAAAATTATGTAAATGAAGTAGTAACTGGTGATTTAAGAGATATTAAGGGTGTAAGCAATGAAGAGTTGTTGAATATTCTAGGTTTACAAGAAGGAACAGATGCATATGAGTTCCAAATGGATGCTCTTGAAAATATAAATACTGGTCTTGAAGCAAGAGCAGTATTGGAAATAAGAGCTTTAGAAAGACAAGAAGCAATAGGTCTTGGTCTAGAAGACATAGCTATGACTGAAGAAGCTGCACTTCAAATTAAAGAAGCAGCAAAACAGGCTGATATAGATTCTGCAGCAGCAATGGTTGAAAAAGTAAAACTTTACGATGAAGAAAATATTCTTATAGGAATGACTGATGATGCAATAGCTAAAAAGATTATTAATGAAAGAAATCTTGGTAGAGAAGAAGCCCTAAATGCAGTTGCTAGAGGCGAAATGACTATGGAAGAAATTAAAAATATGGAGCACTCTGCAAGTGTAAGGGCTGCACTTCAAGCAGAAAAAGATGCTTTTGCAGAACAAGAAGCAAGCAACGCACAAAAAATTATGACAGCATTAAGCGAATCGGATACTGCTTATATCAACACTATGAAGATTGCTAAAAAATCTGCAGAAGGTGTTATTAATATGTTTCAAAAAGTTCCTGAACAAATAGGGTTATCTGCAACTGAAGCTGTAAGAAACTTAGAAGATCAAGCTGCTATAAGTTCTACATTCTTTGAAACTATACAAGCTTTAGCAGATCAAGGATTTATTGCTTTAGCTGCTAGTTTAGCTGAACAAGGTCCTGCTGCTTTAGAAACAGCTGCTCAATTCTTAGCTGATCCTGAACTAGCAACAAGAGCTGAAGCAAACTTAGCTACAACTAGAGAAGCGTTCATTCAAGGATTAATGGAAATACCTGATGAATTAGAGCTTAGTGGTGGTGAATTGAGAGACAGACTTTACGGAGTTGGTGCTGATATGACTTCTAGTATATCTAACGGTATTACAGAAGGTGCAGCAACAATGAAAGAAGCTTTAGTAAACGCTTTAGGAGAAGCTATAAATGGACTAGAAATAGCATTTTATTATTCATCTCCTCCTACTCAAGGTCCTATTCCACAATTAGGTACTGACGCAGTTAAAAGTATTGCTCAAGCTGTTGAAGACGAGCAACCAACTTTAGAGCAGGCTGTTATAGACGCAATGCAGAATTCAATTGATGCAGCTAGCGATTTTGATTTTTTTGGAGAGTTTGCACCACCACCGATTGTTTTAGACCCTAAATTATTACAAAAAAACTTTGGTACTCCTCAAACATTTACAGACCCTATGGCTCCTTCAACACCTAAAAAATATACCAATCCATATGGAGGTTTTTTAAATGCAGAAAGAAGAGCTTATGTAGCTGGACTAGAAGAAGAAAAAAAAGTTATAGTAGATTCAATAGAACAATATAACAAAGAAGTGGCTAGTTTATTAAACAGTGGTGATTCTAAAAAAAGATTTGAAGAATTTAAGAACACAGCCAAAGATGCTTTTAAAACATTTATAAACTTTACTAGGTCACTTAGAAATCAAGCAGATGCAACTAATGCAGTAGCTGATGCTAATAGAAATTATCAAGATGAATTACAAAAAACAATAGACTTAAATGATAAATTAACCAAGTTAAATGAAAGAATGACTGATGCTGTAGATAAATTTGGAGCTGTTGGTGTTGTAACACAAAGTGAAAAATTAGATTTAATTAATCAAGAATTAAGATTAATTAAATTAAAAAATGCAGAAAATAGAACTGGAACTGCTTCTGAAAGACTTGCTATAAAAGATGCTAAAAGAGAATTACAATTTTTAGAACAAGCCGAAAAGAGAGGTGTTGCTACTGCTGATGAAGTTCAAGCAGCTAGAGAAAGGTTAGCAGAGCTTCAAGGAACTACTGCTGGAATTGATAATTTTCAAGATGAGGAAAGTTTTAAGAGAATTTTAGAATTAGAAAATGATAAACTCGATATCCAAATAGAACAACAACAAGCTTTATTTGATCTTTTAAAAGTAAGTGTTAAAGAAGAATCTCAAGTAATTGTAGATTTACAAAAAGAAATAGACGACTTAAAAGCTGATATAGCTCAACAAACTGAACGAGAAGCAAAAGCACAAAGGGGAATAGCTGATGCTCAATTTGATCAATACTTAGCAAAACTTAGCTTAATAGATTTAGCACAACAATTAGTAAATCTTGGTCCAAAAGGTGAAGATCAGTTTAGATCTATTGCTCAAGCTGTTGGAATGCCTGAAAGTGAAATCGAAAATTTGATTACTACTGCTGGAACTATGTCTGACAAATTAGTCGGTGAACTAGACGCAACAACTACAAAGCTTTTTGAAGTAGGTGAAATAGCTAATAATCTAGGAATGCAGTTTGATGTATCTGCAGCTCACGCACAAATAGAATCAATAGAAAAAAGAATAAATAATATTTACGCTAAAGCGGGTATATCACCTCTTCCATTTCCAGATTTAGGAATAGATGAATCTGTTGTAAATCCTCCTGCACCAGAAAGAAATCCGTATGCTCCTCTACCTAAAATGTTATATAAAGGTGGATTTTTAGGCTTAGGTAAAAGAGCTTTAGTTGGTGAGTTTGGACCAGAAATTATTACTCCTAGTCCTAGTGGAGTAAGGGTAACACCTACAGGAATAGGTGGTGCTGGTGGTGGCGGAATTATTGTAAATAATCTTAATGTAAATGTTACTGGAATACCAGCAGATAGAATGTCAGCTAGGAAAGCTGCTGTACAAATAAGAAAAGCTCTAATTAATTTAGAGAAGGAAGGGAACAGTAGTTCGATTACACTAAGGTAATGATTGATAATAAATCAGGAAAAGATTTAGAGCCTTGTGTAGAATGTGGAGAATATTTTTTTAAAATAAATTACAATGAATGTATGAGGTGTAGATATTATGGCAATTAGCGATCATCAATTAACAGTAGGTAGATTAACATTTCTTTCTCCAAATAGTTTAAATTTTGCTGGTGGAGAAGGAGATGTAAATACTAATTTAAGCTTAGATGGAACTTTAGCAGTAGATACAATAGAAGATGCAAAATATTATAGAGATGAATTAATATCTATGGCAAAATTAGATATTCCTGTTGCTTTGACTTATACAGGTGATACAACATTAAAAGGTTACTGTAAGGTAAAAAGTGCTAGTGTAGACATATCTAGATACAACTTAGCAAATATAGGATATAATTTAGATTTAATTTGGTTAGGACCACCGGGTCAAGTCAATATGGAAAGTCATTTTTCAGGTGCTTTAATAGAAAATGATCACTCCATAACAAGTACAACTAATCAAATGCATTCTCCACCAAGACAACATTATGCTTACTATCACACTGCAACTATTACTAATACTGAAAGAGAAATTTATGGTGGTAATAATACTTTAATAAAAACTTCTGGAAGCTTAAGAGATAGTAATGCAACTTGGAATTGTGAACCTGAAAACTATTATGAAGGTGCTGTAGAAATATATATTAAAGATTATCACGATATCTTAAGACTTAAAGCTGGTAGAGACACTCACAATAAACCTACAGATGCTGTTATACAAAATGGTTTAATGAAACTAGTTGTTCTAGGTGACAATACTTCACAATGTAGATTTACTACTTATATTTATGACCCTGATTTAGATGACTATGCTTCTGCACAAACTTGGGCTATATCAGCTACAAGTTCTGAAACAGAATGGCAAAGCTGGCAATCTATCCAAATACTTAAAAACGAGCCTCAAATTGCAACCATAAGGCTTACAACACACTATAACGCTGATACAAGAGATGGTAGATTAGTTTTTGATGTAACTATGAAACGTGGTGCAAGAAGTATTGAATTTGTAGCTTCACAATGGACATCTCAACAATTAAATGTAAAATCAACAAGTGTCTTGGCTGGAACAAATGCAACTGGTTATGTAGCTGCAACTTCATCTAATAACGAGGGTAATAAATATTTAATTGGTAGTCCATCTTCTTATACAGCGGATACAACTAATTTAGGTATTGAAGTTTCTGGAACAACAGCAGTAAAAGGATTTATTGGTGCAGAAGTAGGAACTTCTGCTTCTGGTGCTAATACAGCAGATAATGTTAGAGATCAATATTTAGATTCTATATTTGAAACGGTCAGGGTTGTTAAGTCGTGAGCATTCAAGAGAAGGTTATGGCACCGGGTACATTTTCGGTGCAATTATCTGCAGAAACAACTCCTAATTCAGTAATTAACTCTATTGATCCTTGGGGTCAAATATTAATACATTCAACTAGAGTAGACGAAAATACTATGTCTAATCAAGATATGATAAAAGAAGCTCGTTATGTAGGTGTTGTACAAAATTTAGAATATGATTTAGATTCTTTTTCTGTAAGTGGTAAAGGAACTATGGTTTATCTTGGTGATTCAGACTCTAGAGGTTTAATAATTGCTGAAACTTCTGCTAGTGGTTCTGTGAGAAGTTATACTGCTGATTCTTTTAGTGATGTGTTGGACAGGACTACGAGTACACCTTATGGATTACTTAGAACTGGAGATACTGGAGCTCAACAAGCTGTTAGAACTAAAGCAGGAAGTATAATTAACCCTACAACTGGAACAACTACTTATACGGGAGATCACTATTTAGAATCTGCTTATAAAGCTATAAAGTTTGTTGCTGAACATTTCGAATGTGAATTTTATGTTGACAATGAAGGATATTTTTATGCTGGTAGACCCGAAGACATATTTGCTGGACACAATACAGATCCTACAGCAATTATTATTCGTGAAGGTCAAGGTGAAGATCCTAACATAGAAGGTTTTATACCTGCAAGTATTTCTACAGGATTTAATGCAGAAGAATACATTACAAAAGTGGAACTTGTACCAACAGGAGAATCTAAAGAAGTTTCTATGGCTGATGCTAGTGTTTCAGTAAACGAATATAAAGATTTATTTAATGACAATTTAAAAAGAATACAAGTAGTAAAAGATTCGAGTGCTACAGAATCAAATATGCAAGCTAGAGCTAATTTAGCTTTGACTGAATATAACAGATTAAAGAAAACTGTTGCAGTATCTTTAGAAGGATATGATATATCTGGATCTTTTAAAGTTGGAGACAAAATATTCATATATGATCCTGAAGTTGGTTTTGAAGATACACAATCAAAAGCAAATTTAGAAAGTAGAGATATAAATCAAGTAGTTTATCAAGGTCAAACATTAAATCCTGAAAAGATCAGAGTAGTAGGTATGTCTTACCCAGTACAAGAAGGTATGGGTGTTTATTATAGAAATAGTTTTACAGGAAATATTATTGATTTAACTGATTATGTAGAATTTGAATCTGGTGACATATCTTTAGAAATTGGAGATGTAGGAGATACTTTAAGTACTAATTTTTCTACTGCTGCTGCAGTTATAGCAGCTGAAACAACAAAAGAGTTTACTTATCCAGATCAACCAACAAAACCTTCAGACGGAACAGTAGGTTTTGATTCAGTAGTAGGAACATACAAAGATGGTTCTGGTTCGGCAAAAGGATTCATAAAAATTGATTGGACAACACCTCAAAATAAAAATGGTACAACGATACTTGACGGAAGTCATTACTTAATACAATGGCGAATGGTTTCCGACAGAGATGGTAATAACATATTGGATGAAAATGATGTTGCTTTAGATACAGGCGACTATATGGCAGCTTCTATAGGATTTGATCAAAATTCATATGTTATAGAAAATTTAAATATAGGTTTCACATATACAGTTAGATTATATGCATATGACACTGCTAGTCACGCATCTGATGTAGTTCAAGAAGCAGCACTTCAAATTCCTAGAGCTGCTTTTGCTCCCAACAAACCAGCTGTTCCTGAAAATACTCAAGGTAGTTTAGCTATAGAAATATTACAAGCACAAATAATTCATAAGTTAGCACAAGTAAAAGATAACGATGGGAGTGTAATAAGTAATGTTACAAACTTTACTTTAGATAGAGATTTATCTCATTTGAATGTTTACGCTTCTAAATCTAGTTTTACATTGTCATATGATTCTACAGAGAAAAAAGTATCTCAAAGTGATATTGATGATTATCACAAAGGTCAAATACCTGTAGGAGTAGCTGCTATAGATTTAGGAGTAGCAGCTGTAGGCACAATTAATTTATCTACTCTAAACCTTGATTCAGATGATACAGTTTATTTTAGAATTACAGCAGTAAATACTTCTGGTAGAGAATCAGAACCTTCTGATATATTTGATAGTGGTGGTGCAAATCCTTTATTAGATTCTCAACACATTGGTACAGCAGTTATCACTACTGCACATATTGGTACAGCTCAAATTACAGATGCTTTGATATCCACTGCTAATGTTAGTAAATTAACTTCTGGAACTATATCTGCAAAACAAATAACTATTGCAACAGAAGATGGTGTAGATTCTTATATACAATCTCAAGGGTTTAGCACAGGTACTACAGGATTTAGAATAAATTCAGATGGTAATGTAGAGTTTAATAATGGAAATTTTAGAGGAGACATAACAGGTGCAAGTGGAAACTTCTCAGGTAATCTATCAGGTGGTACAATAGATATTGGTGGTTCGGATGCTTCTAGCTTTCACGTTAATTCAGCTGGAGATATGTGGTTAGGTTCAGGTTTGATTGGAGATGCTCCATTTAAAGTAGAAGCAAACGGAAATGCTACAGTTCAAAATATAACTATTACAGGAGCGGAGATACATTTATAAATGTCAAGTATACATATAACAACTGAGGGAATATGGATGGGGACTACTCAAGAAGTTAGTCTTGATACAACTGCACCTTTCTATGTAACTTCTGATGGAGAAATAAAAGCAAGTGATGGAAATATAGGTGGTATATCTATTACTAGTTCATCTATACAATCTACTAACTTTGGTGCAAGCCAAGGTTTTCAATTAAATTCAGATGGTAGTGCAATATTTAGAAGTATAACTATTAGTGGTTACGCTACAACATCACAAGTTAATAATGCTCAGTCAACTGCTGATAGTGCTGCTACTTCTGCAAGTAATGCTCAGTCAACTGCTGATAGTGCTAGTAGCACTGCATCTTCTGCAGAGTCAACTGCTAATACTGCAAACAGCACTGCCAACTCTGTTAATGGAACAGTAGGTACTTTACAAAGCAATTTATTTTATGGAGGAACAACTGAAATAAATGGTGGAACAATTAGAACTGGAACATTAAGTGCTGATAAAATTACTACTGGAACTTTAGCTGCTGGTGTAATAAATACAACTTCTTTGGCTTCAGTATTTATTAATACATCTGCAAATATTACTTCAGCTTTAACAGTTCAAGGTGCAACAGTAAGAGCTACTGGCAATTTAGAAACTGGAGACAGAATAAATCACGGTACTTCTCAGTACATAGATATGGGTCAAACAACATTTTATTTAAGACCAAATGGACCTACTTCTGGTTTACAATTAGGCTCTACTACCACAAGCTATATAAGAACTAACTTTAGACCCAATGTAGATAACAGTTTCGGTTTAGGTTCTTCTGGTTCTAGATGGACAGATGTTTGGGCAGTAGATGGCACTATTAACACTTCTGACATAACTCAAAAAACAGATGTAGTACCAGCAACTTTAGGATTAGATTTTATAGATACACTTACACCAATAGAGTTTAAATGGGCAGATGGCGGTGTAAGAACACATTTAGGTTTTTCTGCACAAGATGTAAAGCAAAAACTTATAGACGCTAAAGGTGCAACACAAAATTATGCAATGTATGTTCAAGGTTCTTATGAACCACCAAGTGAAGAAGTTGATGAAGAAGGTAATTTAATAGAAGAAATACCAGAAAACTTTGAAACTTATGGATTAAGACCACAAGA